AGAGACTAAATGTGCAAAAACAAATAGCTGATGATAAACTTGGTGTAGCGATAGATAGATTAAGACAAAATGCAGATTTAAAACTGCTTGAACTTGAAAATAAATTGAGAGGAATAAGATGACCACATCATATAAACTAGAGGCACAAAAAAAACTCAAAGCCGAAAAAAAACTTGCAAGGGAGCAAGAGGCAATTGAACACAAAGCAAAGCTTGAGGCAGCCGAAAAAGCTCACCAAGCTAATATGGAAAG